GTTGGAGCCATAATTGGATATGGTTATCCAGGAGGTGCATCTAATGGAACTGGTATTACTTCTGGTGGTGGCGGCGGTGCTGGACAAGCTGGACAAGATGGTGGAACTACTTACAACGGTTATGGTGGAGTAGGAACAACAGCATTTTCTAACTGGCTTGCTACAACAGGTATGGGTGTTTATATTTCTGGTACTGGCTATTACATGGTTGCTGGTGGCGGAGGTGCGGGAGGAAATAATACCTATCCTACTCCAGGATCTGGTGGACAAGGTGGAGGAGGAGTTGGAACTTACTCTTCTACAGGAACTGCTGGAACAACAAACACTGGTGGTGGAGCTGGAGGAGGCCACGGAAGCGGTGCTGCTGGTGGTTCTGGATTAATTATTATTCGTTATCCATCTGCTTGGAATAACTAAGGAGACGACATGCGTGGAGAGATCCGTGAAGGTCGCTTTGATATTCACCATGAGCGTGAGTCTATTATTTCCGGCACTTCTAAAGAGTTAGTTCATACCGTAGGTAGTGAAGTTGAGTGGTGGTTCTTTGATCAGGCTAATACTGTAATTGACCCGATTTATGATGTTGGTTCATCTACTGGTACTGGTCGTATATGGAAGGGGCCTGTATATATCCCCGTTGCTAATGCTAGCTTGCTACAGGGCGTTACTGTACAAAGTGACCGTGGTTTCTACAACACCGATATTCTTAAACTAACTATTAACGTAGATATTGTAGAAGAGCGCTTAGCCCTTAAGGGTGAAAGTTCAGCTAGCTACCCTAATTTTAACTTGATGGAAGTCAACCCAGATTACTTCCTACGTGATCGCATTGTATTTCGTCATGAAGTCTTTACTCCTACCCGGGTATTTCCTGTAGGTATTATCAAAGATAAATACACACTTCTATCTATTGAGCTTAACCAGGTTAATCCTGAAGAGCTGGTCAACGATTCTCAGTTCCAGCAATATGCTAATTACAATCCTTATAATCCTTCAAGCTTGCCATCAGATGCCATTTAAATCAAAAGCTCAAAGAGCTTACCTCTATATTCATCACCCACAGATTGCTAAACAGTGGGAGAAGATAACACCTAAGAACGCTAAACTACCTGAGCATGCAAAGGAAAATAAAAATGGCAGCAAAAAAAGCAAGTAAGAAACACCCTGGTTTTGAAAAGGTGCAAGAGAAGATTGCTAAAAAAGAGGGTATCTCTAAAGATCGTGCCGGTGCTATACTAGCTGCATCCTCCCGAGGAGCTTCTAAGGGAGCTAAGAAGAAGAACCCACGACTAAAGAAGGTCTAATGCCTAAGAGCAAATTACGTCCAAGAGCTGTAGAAAAGAAGAAGGCTGCTGCTAAGCATGCCGCTAAGAATGTAGCCTCTAAGAAGGAACCTACCAATTCAGGAAACCCTGGAGGTAAGACCTATTATGGCCACAGCTTGGCTGGGGCTGTAAAAATGGGGAGCCCTACAAAGACCCCATCATTTCATAACCGCAAAGGCGGGGGAGAATAATGGCTAAGGTAAAAATTGCTGGTAAAACCCATAAGTTCACTAAGAACAAAAAGGGAGATGTTATCGTAAGTCATCCTAATGGTGGAGGACCTACAATAGACCTAACCAAAAAGGATAGTAAAATTGATACTGTCTCAGAAGGAATTGCTGCTGGACGTCAGTGGCATAAAACTCATAAGAAGAAGGGTAAGTAACCATGTGCGCTAAGTGTGGATGTAAATGCACCAAAGCTAAGCAAGTTAAGGGCTGTAAGTGCTCCTGCTCAACATGTAAGGGAGCCAAGAAGTAATGGCCAAGTCTAAGCCTTACAACGAAAAGAACGACAAGCCTCAGGATAAGGAAGACACCAAAAACTTAACTCCTAAGGGCAAGAAGGCTTTTGAGAAGGCTGATAAGAAGCAACCTAAGTCAACTAAAAAGACTATGAAAGAAGACAACGCCTGGGACGAAAAGAAGATCAAACAGATCTCTAAAAAGCCAGGTATGAGTAAGAAGTAAATACCTATTCAAAGCCCGTCAGTTTAGTGCTGACGGGCTATTCTTTTGTAGTAACCTTATCTATGACGCCGGAGAAATCCGGAACCCAGCAGCTTTACCCTTGCGTCTTCCTATGGAGGAATTATGATCTTTTTAGCTAATAAGTTAGCCCGTGAAGAAACGGATGCTGACAAAATTGAGTTCGTACGTGGTCTTGCTGGATTAGATAAAAATGCGGGTAAGAAAAAAGTTCTTACTGGTCTCGTTGCAGGTTATCTGATCTCAAAGGCTGTAAAGAAGAATGGCTAAGAAGACAGTCCTCAATAGTTCTTTAGATAAAGTTATTAAAGTACTCAAGGAAGCAATAGCTGTTTCTGAGACCCAAAAACTACGTGACAATGCACAGGCTGCAGGTTGGCCTACTGACGTAGCAAATACTCTTATGGTCTCCCCAAATAATCAAGGACTTGGTGTTGAATATCCCGCCAATGTTCGTGACAAAGTCTTGACTCTTGAATATGGAACCCAAGATGTTCCACCATCTCCAGTGATCCGTTCTACGATTCTGGGGGTTGAGTAATGCCATTTATTATTAATGAAGAAGAAGCTCTAAAGACATTGCTTAGTGGCATCACTGTAGCAGACGGTGGAAACCCTGCCCGTCCTGTAGGAGTCTTCTATGGACAACCTGATCCGCAGATTCGTCAGCAGTCTTATCCATATATAACCCTTGATTTAGTCGGGGTTACAGAAGAAGTAGATCGTGCTCACAGAGGCTATGCATCACTCCCCTACACCCCAGAAGGTGTAAACCCAGATGTTAAGACAGCCACCTACTGGCCTATCCCAGTTGCTTTGTACTACCAGGTAACAACCTATGCTCGTCAACCTCGGCATGACCGCCAATTGATCGCAGCAGTGTACAATAACGATAGGCTTCCATTTAGATTTGGATCCTTGTATATCCCTCAAGACGGCACCCTACGGAGGTTAGATATGCTTGGATTCGTAAAACGAGATGGTACTGAAGCGGACAAGCGCCTATTCAGTAACGTCTACAACATAAGGATAAGCGCAGAAGTTCTACCTGATGTGCTTACCCAGCTCTACCAGGTGCTACAACCTCCCACAATTACGTATACTGTATCGGACACCCCGTTTACACACATAAACATATAAAACTCGGACTCTAACTATAAACAACTAACAACTAAGGAGAAAACCGGATGACTACATACAGTCGCCCAGGCGTCTTCATTCAGGAAGTGGAACTTCCGCAGACAATTACGCTTGCCGATAATGGCAGCGCAGTTGGTGCTTTCATCGGCACACTTGCTCAAGGTCCAGTTGCTGTACCAGTGCTTCTTACCTCATGGATTGACTTTGTCAAGACATTTGGTGCATTGAATGACGCTTACCCAACAACATGGGCTGCCTATAACTTTTTTGCTAATGGCGGCCGTAATCTCTATATCAAGCGAGTAGTGGGAGCTAGTGCTGCATCTGCAACCGTAAACTTGAAGGACTCTTCAGGTTCTGGCGGAATTGATACGCTTTCAGTAACAGCAGTAAGCCCAGGATCATGGGGAAATAACGTTGCCGTGTCAGTCACAGCAGCCGGAACTTCTTCACGTTTCAATCTTACAGTTACTACTTCTTCTGGAGCATCTCAGACCTTCTCAGATTTGAGCATGGTTTCAACAGATTCTCGTTATGCAGTTCCTGTAATCAATAGCGTTCCAGAACGCCTTATCACTGTTGCAGACTTAAGTAGCGGATCTACTGCTCCAACCAACAACCCTGCAGTAACATCAAGCGGACCTGTCTCCCTAATCGGAGGACTAGATGGTTCTGCCCCAGTTGCTTCAGACTACCTATATGCACTTTCAGCATTTGATCCAATTCAAAACCCACTGGTTATGAATGCTCCAGATGCCGCATACGTATCTGATCCAACATTGTCTGAAGCAATTCAAACCGATCTTGCAAGCTATTGCGAAGCTCGTGGAGATGCTTTTGCAATTCTTGATGTTCAATCTGGATTATCTGTATCAGATGCTCAAACATTTATCACATCTGCTCTTGGAGCAGCTACTGGTGAATATGCTGCTGCATACTACCCATGGATTCAAATTCCAAATACTCTTGTTTCAGTTCCAGGTGCTTTGCGTTTGCAAGCTCCAGGAGCTTCAATGGTAGGTCAATTCCTTGCAACTGATGCTTCTGTTGGTGTCTTCAAGTCACCTGCAGGTATCAACAACCGCATTGCCTTGGCAGTAGCTACAGAACGTCTACTCTCAAACTCTGAGTTAGATTCATTAAACTCTGCAGCACTTCCACTTAATGCTATACGTCAGGTTCCTGGCGCTGGCATCGTTCCAATGGGTGCACGCACCTTGCAGAACACAACAAACCACCGCTATATCAACGTACGTCGCTCCTTGATTTACATCAAGAACGAAATGACAACACGTTCGACATTTGCTGTGTTTGAAAACAATGATGAGCGACTATGGTCTCGTATTCGTACAGCCCTAGAGTCATTCTTGCAGTCATACTGGCAGCAAGGTGGACTCCGTGGTGCTTCTCCTAAGGAAGCATTCTTTGTACGTTGCGATGCTACAACAACAAGCTTTACTGATATGCAAAACGGTATTGTAAATATTGAGGTTGGCGTTGCTTTAGAATACCCAGCAGAGTTCGTTGCGATTAAGCTTTCACAACTAACCGGAAACGCATCAGCGTAAGGAGATAAGTAATCATGGCATCACCTTCAGTATATAACAACTTTCAAAGCACACTTGTTACTGATCCAGTTCGTAACTTTAAGTTCGTTGTAACATTCGAACCTATTGACGGATGGTCAGACTCAGGACTTGGACAAATGGGATTCGTCTCTGTTTCAGGTCTAAGTGCCGCTATTGAATCTATTGCTTACCGTGAAGGCGGATACAACACTAACGTCCACCAGATTCCTGGACAGACTTCATTCACACCAATCACCTTCTCAAAGGGTGTTCTTCTTGGTCAGAAGTCTAACCAAGGCTGGTTGCGTCGTATCTTCGCACTCATCAGTCAACAGACTGGTGCTGTCGGAGTTGGTGCTGGCTTCCGTTGCAACACACGCATCAGAGTCTTGAGCCATCCAAACCCAGGCGGTTACAATGTTCAAGCCGGTGCACCTTCAACTACAGGTCCTGGCGGACAGCACGTATCCATGGAATTTGTGGTTTACAACTGCTGGATCACCAACATTTCATATGGAAACTTGGATGCCGGTGCTAACGCACTTATGGTTGAAGAGATGACCATGGTGCATGAAGGTTTTGACGTTGCTATCGCAACCGACTACACAGCAAGCGCAAGTGTCTAATTAACTAAAAAAGGAATACAATATGGCAACTAATACAAAAACAATCAGTGCATTACAAGATCCTGGCCTAGCTACCAAGCTAGCGACAGACGCTATTGCAGAAGCTAATCAGGAGGTATCGGTTTCGGTTGAATCCGATATCCAACTACCTCCTGATACTTCTGTTATTTTGCCTGGTGGTCTACTTGATCCACTTAAAGGCGTTATCAATACCGCAGAAGTTCGTGAGCTTAATGGAGCTGATGAAGAAGCAATTGCTAAGGTAAACGACATTCCTAAAAGCCTTATGGTTATCCTTGAACGAGGAACTGTAAAGATCGGGGATGAACCAGCTAAAAAAGATGATCTAGATTCTTTACTAGCAGGGGATCGTGAAACCCTACTTCTAGCTATCCGTAAGGTTACCTTTGGTAACGAGATTAAGCTAGGACCAGGAAACTGCCCAAGCTGCGGGGAAGAACAGATTTTTGATATTGATCTAGATAAAGACGTTCCTATGAAGGAACTAGAGAATAATGAACGATCATTTACGGTTAATTGTCGTGTTGGGGAAGTAGAAGTATCCCTACCAGACGGTGGAACCCAAAAGGATCTAGTTAACTCAAACAACAAAACAGCAGCAGAATTAGATACAATTTTGCTTAAAGGATGCATCAACTCAATCAATGGCATGCCGATCATGTCTGTACAGCAGATACGTGAGCTAAGTGTTAAAGATCGTAGAGATATCCTAGACGCCATATCAACTCGCAATCCCGGTCCACAACTCAATGAGATAAAGAAGAACTGCAAGGCATGTGGGTCGGAGGTCCCACTTCCGCTAACATTAGCGGATCTGTTTTGAGAATCAGTTTGATTATCCAACCCTAGTCGGTACCTTTGACTTATTGTCTCAGTACTTTCCAGGTTGGTCACTAACCGAACTACGTTCGTTATCTCCAAGAGAAAGAATGACTTGGTTAACCCAAGCAACATTAAGACCTAAGGTGGTGAATAGATAGTGGCAACACAGAACACAGTTCCTCCTTCCGATGCTGGAAGTGGGCCGGAGCTGAGCAATGTGAACTTTGAAGGACTTGGTCTAGAAGCATCTATGATCAAAGGCCTTAAAGAGGCATTATCTTATGTAGAAAAAATCCGCAAGGAGATGGATAAGTCTGAGAAAGCTTCAGGCAACATTGCTAAAAATCTATCTTCTAAAGACTCTGGCTCTAAGGATATGGGCATTGGCCTTGGACAAGTATCCTCAGGATTCTCAACCAAACAAAAAGTTGGCCTAGGCGCATTAGCTGTAGGTTCTGCAATGATGGGCATGGCGCCAAATACAATGGCAGCCGTTACCCAAAGAATTGCTGCTGATACAACAGCCGGTATTAGCGGCATGTCTGCTAATGCGTTAATTGGACAATCTAACCGCCTTGTAGGTGGTGGTGCAACTAGCGCTATGGGCCCAACCATGGCAGCTATGGGCATCATGTATCAGGGCGGATACACAGCAAGTTCTCTTAGCTCTAAAAACATTATGTCCCAACTTGGTGGGCTTAGTGCAATCTCTGGTGGAACAAATGAGCAAGTAGCTGCTGCCCTTTCACAAGCAAACGGAATGAATTTCCTACGTGCTGGAATTAGCATTCGTGATCCTCAAGGCCAGTTAAAAGCTCCTAACCAAATGATTAACGACGTGTACAACTTCTTGTACCGTGGTAAAAATATTACAGCTCAACAGGCCTCCATGGTTTATAACCCTGGTTCTAAAGGCTACTCCACAATCCAGCAGCTAGCTGGAGGCAACCAACAACTTGCTGGAATATTGCAAGCTGGAGTTGTTGCACGTGCTCGTGGGGGAGGACAAGCACTTACTGCAGACACTCTTGGTAATGCACAAAAGTCTCTTGATCTTCTTGGGGTAGGCAAAGATAGCCCTATCCGTTCAATGTTTAAATACAATACTAGTGAAGCTAATGTACTGCAGAACACACAGCAAGGATTAGTTGGTGGATATAATGCCGCACTTGGTGGTGCAACAGACCTTAATAATGCGTTTGCTTCAGTAGCTAGTGCTGCTGGAGGAGTTACTACTGCCCTGATGGGCCTTAAAGGTTTTTTACAAACGTTTCCAGGAGCAGGTAATGTAGCTGGTGGAGTAAGCGGCATAGCTTCTGCTGCAGCTGGTTATGGAATAAACGCTTTAATGACAAAGGCTGCTTTATCAAAATTGGGCGTAGGTAAATCTGTGACCACAGCTTTGTCAGATACCGGAGCTGTATCAACTGGTGTAGGAGACGTAAGCAATGCTATTTCAAAAGGTGGCTTATTAAATAGGTTTGGTTCTTTAGGTAAATTTGGAAAAGCCCTTCCATTTGTAGGAACTGCATTAGGTGTTCTTGGTGGCTATCAAAGTAGAAAAACTTCTGGTGGCGGTATTAATTGGGGTTCTATTCTTAAAACTGCAGGCACTTCTGCAGCTATTACTGCAGGTCTTAGTGCTTGGGCTGGACCATTTGATCCTCTTCTTGCAGCAGGCGCCGGATTACTCTCAGGTGGGGCAAACTTACTAGGGCAGCTATTTGCAGGTGGTGGTAAAGGCGGTGCTGATGGTGCTCCCTCATCTGGAACACACAGTGTTGCGCCAAGTAATGCCTCCCACCTACTAAACTCACCGGTTCCAGCTGGTGCTCGCATAACTTCTGGATATGGAATGCGTACCTATAAGAACGCTAAAGGCGTTATGACTACTGCTATGCACAGAGGAATTGACTACGGAGTCGTAGAGAATACCCCGCTTACTGCAGTAGATAGCGGAACAGTTCTTAAAAATGGTATGGATCCAAACGGCTATGGCAATTACCTTGTTGTTCAACATGGAAATGCTAAGCAATCTTTATACGGACATTTAAACAGAGTTGTAGCAAATCCAGGAAAGAGAGTAAGTGCTGGAGATATTGTTGCAATGTCAGGTGGACGACGTGGCGCAGCAAATTCAGGAAACTCTACTGCACCACACTTACACTTTGAATATGGTTCTTATGTTGGTACAGGACATGGACAAACTAATCCAGCACCACTTATGAAAAAAGGTGGTTGGTTAAGTAACCTATTTAATGCTGTTAAAGGATTCTTAGGGTTTGGTCCTAGCCCACGAGGTAATACTTACGGTACTGATAGCAACATAAATATGAATAAATCTATTGCCAGTGGTAGCCTAAGTTCATCTGACATATCATCAATGATTGCTGGTTTAACCCATGGTTCTGGTCCTGTAAATTATGAAGATCTTTCAAAGCATCTAAGTCCTAGCGCTTTAAAGAAAATTTCAAGTCAAAGTATTGATTATTCGTCTGTACAAGGCGGGGGTAAAGTAAGCCATAAAGATCTTATGACTCTTCTATACAGAAAGGGATTTAAGGGCAAGGCTCTTGATACCGCTTTTTCTGTTTCATTAGCTGAGTCTGGCGGGCGTGCGGGAGCTCTTGGAGACCTAAACTTACAAGACGCAAAGTGGGGACCAAGCATAGGGCTATTCCAAATTCGTTCTTTAAAGAATTGGAAAGCATACAATGATAAATATCGTGATGGACATCGCTTACCTATAGCACCATTTAACGCAGAAGCTGCGATGGATAAAAGTACAGGCGGTAAAAACTGGGCACCTTGGGCTACTTTTACAAGCGGTAAATTTGCTAAATTCTTAGCAGATGCTGCTGCTACAAAGAAAGCACTGAAGATTCCATCTTATGATGTAGGTACCTCTCGTGTGCCTGCAGATCAGCTTGCCCTCATCCACAAGGATGAAATGGTTATTGATGCTGGCACTGCTGACCGTATTCGTAAGAAACCTTTTGGTGTAGCATCTGGCGGAGATGTACACATCTATGTAAAGATGGATGTTAATATTGCACAGGCAAGCCCACAAGAAGCTGAACGTATGGTTCATGTATTCTCTAATAGCCTTGAGCGTAAGCTTAAGCAACAACAGATAGGTATGATGTAATGGCTACTACTTATTACTATACTGTTGATTTTCAACAGCACATTAATGGTCAGTTTGTTAATGTGCCCCACAGCTCAGCTACTTCTACCCAGTCTAAAGACATCCCCGTTACCTGTGTTATTCGTGGATATAAAAACGTAGATGGAACAGAAACACACCTTACATGGGGAGAATCTGATACAAGCAAAGATAACTTTAGGGCAGATTCAAATGCTGTTCCTTCAGGCGTAGGTTTTACGTATACAAGTGGGGGACTTCATACCGAATTTAATACTAAAGACGGGTATACCTTATATATAGAATTTAAAGCATTAACTGTTCCCACTACCTTTACCCCATCATTTACCGTAACACGTCTAGACCACACTAGTGGAAATAACGTAACTGTTCCTTTAAAGCCAGGAACTAAGATTCAAACTATTTCTTGGACCGTTGCCCCAACAAGCCAACCTTCAATTCCACATGTAGATAGTAGTGGAAATGTTACAGATCTTTGGACAGCTATTGGGGGAAAAACAAATATTGGAACACTTCGTTGGGATGCCACTGCATCTGCTACAGGTCAATGGGTGTTAGCCACAGAAGAGGCAAAGAGCGGTGGCGGGTACAACGTTTACATAACTACCTTTGATATTACAGGTAAAAAACTATTAAAAACTTTACAGGGTAGTGAAACTAAAAAAGGTGGAACAGTTTGGCAAACTGCACAAAAGCGTTTACTTAAAGCCGTAACTGATACGAGCACATCTACAGGTAGTTCTACTATTAATCCTGCCGTTGTTAATCCAAAAAATAGCACACAATTTTATAATCCACCTAGTCATATTTGGACACGTCGCCCTAGCTTTGATGAGTATATAAATGATCCACAAGCTTTTGGAATTATTGGTGCTACTCATAAACTTGGTAGTATTTACCAAGATGCTTCAACAGCAGCAAACCTAAATAAAAAACTAAAGACTGGAAAAACTGCTGTTTATGGGTTTAACTTTACTTATAATCCAACCACCATTAGTTATACAACAACAGCTAATACTCCTATTGACTGGACACTTAGCTCAAGTGACCCAGCAAATATTTTAGGTGGCCCAACAATTGTAAGTTTTGATCTCTATTTAAATAGAATTCAAGACGTAACAGAACTTAAAACTAATACATATACGCCTGGAAATTATTCAAGACCTCTAAGACCAGAAGAACAAGATGGACTTAAATATCGTGGTACTGAATATGACCTTGAATTTTTATATAGAGTTGTAAACGGAAGCCCTACATCAACTGGTCTTATTTCATATAAAGGAGAAACATCAGATTTTGGATACATTACTGGTACTCCGTTTTTCTTAAAAATTCATGAAAATATGACATATTATGGTGGACTTGCAGGATTAAGTGTTAACCACGTCATGTTTTCTAAAGATATGGTTCCTATTCTTACTGTTGTTTCTGTAACTATTAACCGTTATCCAGTATTTGATTCTACTGGATATGTAGGTAAAGCACAAAAGACAGTAACAATTAAGTCTACAACTACAACTACTGGAGGTTAATTATGATTGAAAACGTATCTAGATATTATGATGGACCTCTTGTACAGATCCCAGATAAATATACTGGGGTATATACAATCGGCGTGTTTAGAAAGTTTCCTACATCAACTACAGTTGACTATATCGAATACATATGGAAAGAAGGAGACAGCCTAGCTTCTCTATCTCAGACCTATGGGGATGGTTCTAAATATTGGTGGGAGATTATGGAAATCAACCCAGAGATTATTAACCCTATAGCTATAGTTCCTGGAACAGTTATAAGGATTCCTTATGGCACAAACTAGTAGCCCATCTACTCAAACCTTTCAATGGCAAGAAGCCACAGCTGGTTCTACATTCTCTGTTAAGTTTCCTAAAACTCCCAACCTAGAATTGATATTAATTGGTGCTGAGTTGTACCAAGATATTGAGCAGCATGACCGTTTAGTCCTGCATTTCAAAGGTAAGCCTTTTGTAAAAGGTACTGAGATTCGTTCAGGAGACCCAGTTACTTTTAGCTACCAGTCTGAAAAAGTAAAGGCTACATGGACTGGATATGTTCATACACCAATATCTACAAATGGTCTTAAAGCAACTAATACAGATGTAATATGTGTGGGTGCATCGTACCTGTTAAAGAACCCAGATCAAACAGTCTATACAAACGTAACAGCTGATCAATGCATAGGTAAGATTGCTAAAAAGCATGGCATGAAGGCCACAACTCAACGCCACCCACGTAAGAGACCATCTATTGTTCAGGCAGGTGTTAGTGATTGGCAGTTCTGTAAACGGTTAGCTGCTCAAACTGGATTTGCTTTAAGAGCTGACAATACTACTATTATCTTTATGTCCAAAGATAAGCTCTACAATGATCATAAAAAGAATGCTCCATACTTTTATTACATAGACGACCCACAAGGAGGCGTAGCTACTAAGTCAGATAGAAACTTAGGAACTGTGCTTAACTTTCAGGCATACCCATCAGATGAGGCACCTGAGCTTGAAATCAATGTTGACAGAACTACTACAGGTACTAACGTATCTACAGGTAAAGCTATCAAGGTTACACACAAGCATAAGAACGCTAACCCAGCAAAAAAGGGTGCGGTAAAACCTGGAAAAGGATTCTTTAAATGACAAGTACCTATTCCAATAGTTCTGCTGGTAAACCAGTAGCACCTAAATTTAAAAAACACCAAACCCGTGAAGTAGTAACTAGCCTTGCTGAGTCAAAGCAAATTGCTAATGACTATTCTGATGCAAAACGTTGGGTACACCGAGCAAAGGTATCTGTTATGGGCAACGTGTCAGTTAAGCTTTACCAACCAATATACCTTGATGGACTTCCTAACGGCATGTCTGGGTATTGGACGGTGCTTTCTATCCGCCATACATTTGGTGGTATACCTGCCAAATACTTGTTAGAGCTTGAAGTAGGAACAGATGTGATTGGGGAAATTGACCTCAAAGCTAAAAAAGCAAATACTGTGCGTGATGTACAAGCTGAAATATCAGGACAATCTGTAACAGCCGATCCAGCACCACAGCTTTTAGACCTCAGTTTATCCCCTAATAGTTCAGATCTTTCAGCTGACTACGGTCTTACAAGCCCTACCGCTGTAAACCAACCACCTGCCGTAGGTGTTCCAGCTGGCCTTTCAAATAATATATACTCTACTAAGGCACCAAACTTTAAAGTAATTAAGCGCACCACTACATGGAAATCAACCTCACCGAAGGGAGTTCAAAATGTTGGACTCTGAATATGGCATGGATCCGCAAGGGCGTCCACGCTTCTTTGGTATATATAGAGCAATAGTCAAAGATGTTAACGACCCACTAAAGAAAAGCAGAATTAAAGTGTCTGTTCACATGCCTACAGGAACAGCGGTACATAACTGGGCAGTAGCCTGTTTGCCTGTTACAAGCAATTCAAATCACCCAGATCATAGCCCGCATACTGCGGCCCAGATTGCTGCCCTTCTTACAACATCCTCTAAAACAGTATCAGATCCCCAGGGAGGAACAATTACGGTTCCTGCTCTAACAGTTGTGGCTAAAAACTCAAACACCCTAAAGCATCCCCACGTCACCACTACTAACACCGCAGAAAAATGGAATGATAAGCAGGAGACTAACAAGACTGATGAGCATACACCCCATAGAATTATCCCTAGGGTAAATCAAAACGTATGGGTTATGTTTATTGACGGAGACCCTGAGTATCCAGTATGGATGGGGATAGAGCCATGAGTACAGCCATATCTTACCCATATAATATAGATGCCTATGGAGTTGTAAAATACAGCACAGATATTAATAAGATTTATACTGATAGGGTATTGACGCTTTTGTCTACAAATGTAGGACAGCGCCCTATGCTTCAAGACTATGGAACAGATCTTGCTGGTGCTTTGTTTGAAAATCAGGGCAATTTTCAAGCCGCTGTAAACCAAGCAATACGCCAAGCAATAGCTAGATGGATTCCGGATATTGACATCTCTGACATAAAAATTGGAGATATAGGTCAAGACGGACATGCAGATGTTACGGTAACCCTAACACTACCTACTAGCACACTTACAAGCCTAACAGTTAGTACTTCATCCTTTAATGCTGACGGAACGATTACGAGGTAATAATGAGTAACCCACAAATTGACTATACGTCTAGAGACTATGCCGCTCTTAAAGCGGATCTTATTTCTTTAGTTGCACAAAACACTGGAACTAACTGGGATGCTAGCAACCCTAATGATCTAGGTGCTGTTCTATTAGAGTCTTTTGCCTATATGGGCGATATTATGTCTTATTACTTAGACCGTATTGCAAATGAAACATCTGTTGATACGGCTACTCAACGCAGCAACCTTCTTAACTTTGCTGCTCTATATGGATATAAACCGTCTGGACCTATTCCAGCATTTGTTCGAGTAAGCTTTACAAACAATCAAGATACAAACACTATTGATATTCCAATTGGTACGCAAGTACTTGCTTTATTAAGTTATGGCAATTATACTGAGGCGTACTTTGAAACCACTGAAGCCGCAACAGCTGTACTTCCTGGGCAGACAGTTACTCTTAACGCTATAGAAGGCAAAACAGTTAATACGGATCGTCCAGATCTTATTGACCCAAGCTATAACAAACCCCTTCCCAGCATTATTGGTACTTCTGATGGAACTGCTAACCAGGAGATTAATATCATTGATGTAGGAATTGTTGATAGTTCTCTTATTGTGTATGTAGGCCAAGACGTTGCTTTTTCTACCTGGAAGTATGTAGATACTCTAATTGAATCTGGGCCACAAGACCTAGTATTCACAACACGTCAAAATGACGATGGAACTTTAACTGTTCTCTTTGGTGATGGAATCACAGGACAGATCCCACCTAATGGACAAACTATTAGCTCATTGTATAGAACTAGCGTTGGTTTGGCAGGAAATATTGCTGCAAGCAGCATCTCTGAAGTTACCTTTATTCCAGGCAACTTAGATCCAGAAGCAATCTCTTACATAACGGCAACTAATGCATACGCTGCAGTTGGTGGTGCAGACCCAGATAATACTATACAACTTAAAACTAAAATTAAAGCGGCTATCTCTGCAAGAAAGCGTGCAGTTACCTTATCTGACTACGACTATCTATTATCTTTGGTTCCTGGAGTAGGAAAGGTAAGAGCAGAATCTGCTGTGTATAGTTTAGTAAACGCTTATATTCAATCTCCAGATGATGGAACCGCAACCCCTGGAATCTATACCCAGATTGGTACAATTACAAATATAACTACGGACGGTACATATATAACTGTTACTACCGATAGTAATCACCTATATGGTGTTGGTCAAATTGTAACCATTACTGGAGTAGTACCCACAAGTTTTAACCTAGTTAGTGCCGTAATCTATGACACTCCCTCTACAACAACTTTTAGAATTGCAAGCACAGATACGGATGCTTTTGTAAGCGGCGGGTTAGTTGCTGGAAATCAGGTAACACCTGGTTGGACAACTACAAAGGCCGCAGCTATAAGTTATATGGCAGATAAGATTCCTGTAGGAAGCACCCTAACTGTTAACCCACCTACATATGTTCCTATTTACTTGACTTTAAACATCCAAGCACTGGATCAGTATCAAGCTTCTAGCGTAAAGCTAGCAGCGTATAACGCAATGCTTGGAACAACTGGTCTTTTTGCCTTTGATAATAATACTTTTGGAAGACAAGTCCATACATCAAATGTCATCACTGCTGCATCAAATGTTGCTGGAGTATCTACAGTAGATATTGCACAACTAAGCAGAGATGGGTCTGTAACGGTAAACAACCTCGATCTAGCAGCAAGTGAAGTGCCGTATTTGCTATCAGCAAACCTAGCAATTACGGTGTCTGGTGGTATACAATGACCTCTAGCATTACTAAGATAGGTAGGTACTAATAGTGACAGCGTCATTTCCTGGTGCGCTTCGCCCGTTCAGCTCCCGTGTTGACCTAAGAGACACAGTAGTTGCCGCAGATGTTAACTCTCTTCAAGAAGAAGTCTATGCAATTGAGACAACCCTTGGAACAGCATCCAATGCCAATAAGCCTTTGGCTTCTACCTATACAGGTAGTTTTTCTTTAACCACAACTTGGACAAGTCTATCTGACCGTTTAGCTAATATTGAAGCAGGCTTAATAAATGGTGTAGGCACCTCTTCAATTTATGCCACTAAAGCATCTCCAACTTTTAGTGGAACAGTGTCTATTCCTAGCCTTGTACTTACAAATGCACTTACAGTTCCGTATGGTGGAACAGGACTTAATGCAGTTGCCACAGGAGACATTATTTATGGAAGCGCTACAAATACATTAAGCAGACTTTCTGCTGGTACCAACGGATACCTTCTTACACTTGTAGGTGGGGTTCCAGCTTGGGCTGCAGCACCAATTAGTCTTCCTTCTCAATCAACACACAGTGGGCAATACTTAACTACAGACGGAACTACTGCATCTTGGGCTACAATTTCTCAGTACTCTTTACCAACTCAAACCGGTAATAATGGCAAGTACCTAACAACAAATGGAACTTCTGAATCTTGGGGATCACTTGCTTCAGCTTCTACATCTGTAGCAGGTATTGTTCAGCTTACTGATTCTACTTCTTCTACATCAACTACTACAGCAGCTACTCCTAACTCTGTTAAAAGTGCCTATGATTTAGCTAATGCGGCCGTACCAAGCACACGTACTGTTTCTACTACATCGCCTTTAGCAGGTGGCGGCGCACTTTCTGGTAACCTTACATTATCAGTAAGCGCAGGATCTACATCAGCAGCCGGTGTTTTACAGCTTACTGATTCAGTCTCGTCAACATCTACAACGACTGCTGCAACACCAAACAGTGTTAAGCAGGCGTATGATTTAGCTAGTACTGCAAATGCAGCTGCTGCGTCAGGTGGATTTAACGCTTTCTTACTCGCAGGGATGTAAATAATTTATGGCACGATATGGTACACGAAGATATAGCACTTTTCCTTACGGCCAAGTAGAAAGTACGGGGGTTTATTTTAATTCCCAAATTACGGCTAAAGCTATTAATTACAATACAACAAAAGTGTCATGGAAGACTATGTCGTATGACCCAAATCTTCCTACTCCTACACACTGGAGATTAGTTAAAAGTTTTACTGGCACACCTGATAACCCCTTTGATGCGGTATTAGTTGCTGGCGGACCACTTACCCAGTTTATTACTTATTATACAGAAGTTTTTGTAGACAACTTTAATTCTCAAGTTAACTATTCTCTTTGGGTTTTTAATAGTGACGGTTGGATATTTTGTGGATTTGCAAACACTGTTGTAGTGCCTAATAGCAATACTTTAGAAAACATAACAAAATGGTTACCTAAAGCTTGGTTAAATACCGATACCTATAAAGTAGGAGATGCTGAAGGAGAAAATGAACCTACCAACTCTTTAGTAGAAACCCTATATTCTTACGCTTTTATGTATGATCAATTAGTTACAGAAGGTTTAATTTTAGAGGGTACCTCAAATCAAACTAAGGTAAGTAACTCTCTTGTTGTCCCTAAAATTATGGATTTAGGTTTTAACTATGAGCCTGTACTTGGAGAAAATTATTTTCGTTCTCTTTATGCTGCTGGAAATGAAATCAATACAGATAAAGGAAACGCAGCTGCTATTAGAACTTTTACTACAGCCCTTACACATTGGGGAAGTAAAGTAGAAACTGGTCACAATCTTCTTCTTACCTACAACGATTCTTCATTTGAAGAAAGCATAGGTAATTGGCAAGTAATTGGTTCAGCAACGCTAACCCAACAAACTTTTAGTACTTCTCTTGCTAACCTAGGCGTACTAGTATCTAATAATGAGACAGTACTTGCTGACCCACTATATCCTCCACGCTCAAATGGTTTTGGGCTTCTTACTACAAACACAATGTCTACAGTTACACTATCTCTTCCTAATACCTCTCAAGATGTAGACCTATATGGTGTACCTGTACAGCCAAACACTTATTATTTGTTTACTGGTTGGATTCAACAATTAGATACGTCTGCAGCAACTATTAACTCTGTTATAAATTGGTATGACAATGCTGGAAATTTACTTGGCTCAACCACAACACCTTCTAACTTAACAACAACAGGTGCATGGCAAGAGTTTACAAGTTATAACATAGCTGGACGTCAAGGATCTATATCTCCAAATACAGCTGCTTTTGCTACAGTAACTTTAAATGTTAAGTCATCAAGTTCTGCAGCTAAAAGATATGCTTTAGATATGCTTCAGTTTGCCGAAGCCGTAAACAGTTATGAATTTGAAGATGCTCGCCGTGTTCGTGTATACGTAAAGGGCGATCAAGAGAACTATGCTCTTAATCCAGATTTTGAAAACGGTATTGGATTTTGGAGCCCATCTCCAAACGGATCTTTTGCTCAAGACCCAACAATTTACCCTGGAGCTTTGGAACACGGCGCAACATTAGGTGAGTTAACAATTCTTAGTGGAACTGGCGGGTATATTACATCCGATTGGATTTCTGTAGATCCTGGACAGAACTACACATTTAGTGCATACGTTAGTTGTGCTTATACTGCAGCTTTTCGTACAGCTATAGCAAGAATTGAATTCTCAAACAGAGTAACCGTAGAGCAACAAAGCCAAGTTTTAAATGATGCTAATGGTCAGTACTTGCAGGATGCACCTTACTATGTGGATTCTGATCCAACTACTCTTACATTCCATTATGTACATAATGAGACTGACTCAACTAAAATTGATCCAACCCTATATCCACCACCATGGACTGGAACAGAACCTCTTTACTGGGAGCCTTTTGCATTACCTTATTATGTTCCACAGGCTGTACCAGATAAAATAAATATTAAAGTAACCGCCATTACTCCTCCACAAAGTCGTGATTCTGGAAGTCCTATGGCTAAGCTGTCTATTTATTTTCCAGACGCACAAGCAGATGATACGTTTTGGGTAGATGGAATTATGCTTCAAGAAACAAATGATGGCTATGATTTCTTTGCTGGAGACGGATCTAACATCCCTACAGATCCAGTTAATCACATTTATTTTGCTCCTAGCGAATGTATTTGGGAGATTAAGAACAGAATCAATGTTCTTAATAATCCATCTATTGAGACGCTAGATGATTGGACTGCTATACAGGGTACGTTAAGTCTTGTAACCAGTGGAGTAACACCAGAGCGTACTATTAATCCTAATGGTTCTCTTGGCGGTTTAGTTATAGACCCAATTACACATGCACCTGCTCTTTATCCATATGGGCCTTTATTTGGAACTTATATGGGTCAATGTACTTTTGGAACATTTGGTGTTCCTAATCCTGGCGCTGTTGGTGAGTTCCACACTACCGTTCATCTTCCATCTCCAGCTAAAGGTGGAGAAGACTTTGTAGTTTCTGTTTACATACGTGGTGGTGAAGGTATATATAACCTTTATACAAATAAAGGACAAGTAGATGAAACAAGCAGTTTGCTTGAAGTTATTCAACATGACCAGTATCAATGGATTCGTTTATATACAATCCGCAACTTACTGCAAGGCGAAACATCTTTTGATCTAGACGTAACCTTTACACAGAATGAAGCATCAGCTGGCCTACCTCAAACTAACTACTTCCAGTTTGATGGGTTCCAAGCTGAATACGGTCGTATACCCACTAAGTTTATTGATCCTAACGATGCCCTTACAAAAACCATACCTAATCCAGCCTATCCTTCTAAAAAGATTTGGATGAATCAGCAACAAAGCCAAGGTGGAGGAAAGAGCAGTTATTTCTATAACTTCTTCCCTAAGCTACAACGTTTGTATGCCAACCTTGAATTAGTTATGCCACACGGCTCTACCTATTGTGTTAAGCCGGGATACCCAACACTTGAGTTCCAAGGAGAATTGTCGGCTTCTCTTATTCCTTCGGCATCTTTTGAAAGAGATCTTGGTTCATGGGTTGGGGTACATTCAAACCTAAACCGTATTCAATCCATAGGTACTTTAGGCAGCGACACTACCGTTCAAGGAACCTCATATTGCCGTGTAACATCCACAAAGGCATCCTCTACCAGTGATAATAGTTGGGCTATTAAGACAAGCCAAGTATCTATTATTTCTGAAGCCGGGTACTATGGTTCTGTAGCTATACGCCCAACAACAAACTCTCTTGGGTCTTACACAATGACTAATGTATTTTATGGCCCCGATGGTTCGGTTATTAAAAGCTATTCACAGACCTACAACATGAGCACAGATGCCGGTGGATCTGCCCGTGACTACGAGTCTCGTTGGAACTACATTGGAAACGTATTCCCAGCCACAGAGATTCTTGGCGCCACCTACATGATTATGACAGTTACTTGCGTCCCTAACGCCTTCCATGCAGGTCAATACTTCGATATTGACAGATGCGTATTTCGTCAGTAGACTGTTTTATATGGGCACTATATTAATTTCAGCTTTTGCAGTAGCATGTATTCTCACAGCCATAGAGGGGTTCTATCGTTCTATAGGAAAATGGAGAGGACTAGTTGCTTTAGTATTTAGCAGCATCTTCTGCGTAACCTTAGAGGTTAGACTTCGTTACTTGGCCATATATATCTTAGCCTCCCTATTTGCGGGGCTTACCCTATCCCTGCTTGTTGAGCAGCTATTTGTTGGCACTAATGACCGTGATTTAAGGAATTTGCCAAGGCGCATACCGCCACGTTAGAATGTTTCTTAAAGGGGGGAACAATGCAATCACCATATTCAAACCCCTATCTATCTCTACGTGCTAGAGGTCTAATGGCCTATTACGTTGAGCTTGGTAGGGTTGTATCCGCAGATGAATTGTCTGCTGGGGTGCCCGAAGGACGAGATGCCATTCAGGCTGCCATAAATGAACTAAAGCAATCTAACTATGTTAAGACCACTAGAGAGTGGAATGGCAAGTCTTGGCATAGGCACATGGACTTCACAAATAGTGCAAAAGAGCTACTTTTTCCGAACACCGGATTTTCAGGGCTATTGTATATAGATAGTGAGTTAGCTACTAATACTAGTACTAGTACTAGTACTAATAACTTACATACTATTACTAGTACTTATACTTATAAAAATTTTGAAAAAGAAAAAGAAGGGGAAAAAGAAATGCCATGGAATCTAGACGGTGAGGAAACTCCCGAAGGGGAGTTCCGTAGCAAGTCTCAAATGCGTCGGGTTAAGATTATGCGTGAGGCAGATGCTACACCTGGGGCGGTAGGCAAGGTTCTAGATAAGAAGGCTGTACGCAATGCAAAGTACAAGGCTAAGGTAGATGAAGATAGTTTATCTCACCGTAGCAATAAGCCTGAAGAGGATTGGAATACTAACGATTTAATTGCCGAGTTCTATGAACTTACTAATCAACATGCTCCAGGTATCCCAGGCCAAGTTAATGCGGGGGAGATTGCTAAATGCGTTAACAAAATGTATCGTGAAGGCGTAAGTAGACATTCAATGCTAAAAGCTATTAGAATGTTCTTTGGAGACACCCGTAATTTACATGACGCTGGATCAGGTATTCCTCTGTGGCGTAGGTTTATGGCATACTATCCAACAGTTCACGCTTTAACTAAGAAAGAACCTATTGTCTATATGACAGAGGAAGACCTAGCGCATCAAGAAAAGATGCTTAAACTACTCGGGGGCAATTAATGTACGACATAAGTAAAGAGGCGCCATCAGTTAGGCACCGTATTTTGAATGCTGGATTGCCCATCAAGACCCTGGGTAAGGAGCTCTCAGACCTAGATAATGCCCAGGCTATAGATAAGGTTCGTTTCTGGATGGAGACTGTCCGCTCTGGAATGGTCATTAAAAGCCTTGGAAGCCCCTCTAGCGGCCTTGGCATCATGCTCCAAGGGGAACCAGGTCACGGAAAGACCACATTGGCTTCAGTAGCCCTTCAAGAACTGATTCGGACTATGCCGTTTGAGATCCCTCAGCCAGGATTATTTATGGACTACCCAAAGTTCCTACGATATCAAAAAGACTCTTGGAAAGAAGACGGGGATGATAAAGAACTTTTGATTCAAAGAGTTTACGGGGATGCAAAGAATAGCATCTCTTTATTTATTTTAGATGATTTAGGAAAAGAATACAGAACGTCATCACATTGGGCAGAAAACACCTTTGATGCGTTGTTACGTGCACGTTTTAATGCGGGTTTACCAACAATCGTAACTACAAATGTACCTATGCGAAAATGGGGCGATACATACGGTGATGCAATGGGTAGCTTTGCCTATGAAGCTTTCATGCAAATTGAGGTAAACTCTGGAACAGGAGATCGCAGAAAGTGAAAAAGACAACTATGGATTGGCAAATCACACAGATCTTTCTTTCCGATACTGGTGTGCATGAGGTGCATGTTGAAGGGCATACTCACAAGTTACGTTGTAACTGTCCTGGGTTCAATGAGCGTGGAACATGCAAGCACACACGCTTTGTAAAAGAACGCATGGATTTAAATGGCGGTATCTATCCTGTAGAGATTTCTAGTAAGATTTCTAGAGAAGATAGTCTTGAAGCTTCTTATGATCCTATAGCCTTTAGAGAAATCCTGATTAACTACGGGAAAATAGAGGCTATCTAATTATGCGGGGGGGCGACATTTCAAATGAAATCACAATGCGAGTTCTGGTTGGTCTTGATTGTGTATTGACTAAGGGCGTTAAAGTTGAAAAGGTATTGGGTATCTCCATACCTAAAGAAGATGTAAATTACAACCGGCAAGCCTTAGCTCAATTTTGGCGTTGGAGAGAAAACAACGACTACAGTTTAGAGCTGGTAGGATTTGGTTACTCACAAAAAGAGATGGATGAAATCCTAGATGATTTAGATAACCTAGGTACCAATCCATTTAATTATTCAAAAGCATATCATGTAGTGGCAGACCTAGTGGCGGAGTTGCCTTACAGACCTGAAGTTAAATACGTAATTGATGTACAAGATCATGCCATGCGTTATGGACATTGGTTTTTAGAAGAGGGAGCAATATATGGCAGCAAACAATGAGGAACGCCTATTATCTAAAGCTATACGTAATAGGGATATTCAACCCTTGCTTGAATGCGGTGTACAAGAAGATTGGTTCTTTAACGATCTTAACCGCCAGGTTTGGCATTTTATTACAAAGCATAATGAAAAATATGGAGAGGTACCTACAGCCGTAACTGTAAAGGATAACTTCCCTACATATACGCTCCTTGCTGTTGAAGACAACATTGAGTATTTGTTAGATCAATTGATTGAGTACCGCAAGCGTCAGAAGACTATTGATACTTTGCTTGAGGCTCAACAGGCTGTTCAGGCTCAAGACCACAACGCTGCTATTCAGACCATGGCTTCGGCAGTTCAATCACTTCTTAACGATAACACTAGAGACTCTAACGATGAAAACCTTAGTGAAAATCCTATGGAGCGTTACGACGAGTACATGAATATTAAGACTCGTCCTAATGGATTGCTTGGTATATCAACAGGGTTTAAAACAATTGACGAGATTACTTCAGGAGTTCTTAAACAACAGCTGTGGACAATTGCTGCACCACCTAAAACAGGTAAGTCTGTTCTTGCTATGCAAATGGCAATACGTGCACAGGATGAAAACTTAAAGGTTATGTTTCAATCATTTGAGATGACAGCACGTGAAATGAAGACTCGTTATGACGCCATGCGTGCCCATGTTTCTCATAAGCGTATGATTATGGGTGCTTTGTATAAAGATGAAGAAGATAAATTTATACAAAGTTTAGAGACAGCTCGTACAGATTTTTGGATGCCCGACAACATAGCCTCTAGAACTATTACAGGACTATGTGCAAAGATTGAAAAGTTTGAGCCGGAGATTTTATTTGTTGATGGTATGTATTTGATGTTTGATGAGGAGACTGGGGAGACAGAGAGCGAACGTTCACTTCGTAGCCTTACTCGTGGCATGAAGAGAGTAGCTCAAAGGTACGACATTCCAGTAATAGTTAGTACTCAGACTCTTCGTTCTAAGATGCGTGGGGGAAGAGTTACGGCTGACTCTATTGGTTACACATCATCTTTCTTACAAGATTCAGACATTGTTTTAGTTTTACAACGTCAGGATGAAGACGACGATACCTCTCGTTCTCTAACAGTAGCGGCTAGTCGTATATCAGGTATGGGATCCACAGATTTACTGTGGGATTGGGAGGAGGGTCGCTTTGAAGAGTATGCAGCTTTCTCTGGAATACAGTCCATTTGATGGTACCCAATTGTGTAAGACAGTTGATCCTGACCTATTCTTTCCAGATGACTATTTAAATAAGGAGCAAATTGAACAGGTTAAAGCAATTTGCAACGACTGTTGGATTAAAGATAAGTGTCTCAGTTTTGCAATGGATAATAAAGAGCGTGAAGGAATCTGGGGAGGCACAACTCCAGCAGATCGTAAACGACTCCGTCGTAAGGCAAGAGCACGTGCTTGATCTTCGTGGAGAACCTATTCACGTATGCATTTGCGGTTCAAAGCTGTGGACTATTCAAGCAATGTTTGAAGATTATGAGATCTCGATGTACTTTACAGAAATGGAGTGCTCGCTTTGTGGAGCAAAAGCTACAGCGCCTACTCCAGTAGATAGGGGGTTCTAATGTACGCAGACGGTTCAATAGACGGAGTTCTTCTTAACCTAGGTATTGAAACTATTCAGCGTGGTGATGAACTCATAGGGCTGTGCCCAATGCACCTAGAACGTACAGGCCGTGAAGATAGTAATCCCTCTTGGTCAATGAACGCAGAAACCGGTGTCCACCATTGCTTCTCCTGTGGATACAAAGGCACGCTGCTTACTCTTGTTGCTGAGATCAAAGAGTTCACTACACAATGGGGACGAGTTGACTTTGACGCTGCCAAAGATTGGCTTCGTAATAACATCGAGGTTAACTTTGATTTCCTAGCAAAACAGTTAGAAGAGGCACGTAACTCATACATTCCTATTCCAGCACCGGTTGGTATGAGTGAGGCTAGACTTGCAGTATTTAAAGAGGCTCCTGATTGGGCATTAGATGCACGTCAACTAACTAAAGATGCATGTGCTTTATATGGGGTTAAATGGAACATTAACAAGAATTCCTGGATTACTCCTATACGAAGTGCTACAACTAAAAAGCTTATGGGTTGGCAAGAAAAAAGTCAGACCGAACGATTTTTTCGTAATCGCCCTACCGGAGTAGCTAAGTCCAAGACATTGTTTGGACTTGATGTGTTTAGCGGTGGAACAATGATTGTAGTTGAGTCTCCATTAGATGCTGTGAAACTGTCATCATTGGGAATAGTTGGGGGCGTATCAACTTTCGGAGCTTCTGTAAGCAGCGAACAAGTTCAACTTATGAAGGCAGCAGATAAACTAATTATTGCTATGGATAATGATGCTCCAGGTAAGAAAGCATCTTTAGACCTTCTTGAGCGTACACGTAAAGAGGGTATGGAATGCTGGTTCTTAAATTACCAAGGCAGTGAATATAAAGATATTGGGGATATGCCAGAGGACTTGGTACACTATTGTATAGAGGGTTCAAAACATTCCGTATTTGGAGAGGGTGCTATAAATGCCTAGAAAAAAAGGAAGTAATATTGCCGTAACTAAGGGCAAAAGTATTGGTGGTTCTACAGGTGCTATGGAGTATACCCGTGGATATAAAAGACGTTTAAAAGAACAAAAAGAAGCTGAAGAAGCTTATTGGGCTTCATTAGCTGGGCCAGTAATAGTTACAACTATCAAAGAGCGAATGGAACAGGCAGGCATTAAATGACCTACGATGAATTGTTGGCAAAATTAAACTCTGCTCCAAACGCTGATACCTGCTGGAAAATAGCGATTATTCGTGCAGTATTGGAATTAACTGTAAATGAGTTAGACACAGAAAATACTCCAGCAGAACAAGTGGCTTGGTACACATATGGTTACAACCTTGCAATGACTAAGGTCTATGAAACGATTGAAAAGGAATTGTTATGATTATAGGTTTATCAGGTTACGCACAATCAGGCAAAGACACAGTAGCTAAATATTTAGTAGAAGAACGTGGGTTTGAACGTATTGCTTTTGCTGATCCTATAAGAGATTTACTCTATGAAATGAATCCAATAATTAGTCTTGCTGCTAACGAGCCAATGTATCTTCGTCCTAGAGTAGATCACGATGGTTGGGATCAGGCTAAGAAAAATCCGGAAGTTCGTCGCTTACTTCAAGAGTTAGGAGTTGGGGCTCGTAAGCGTGTTGATGAAGATATTTGGGTCATTGCTGCATTGCGTAAAATGGATGAAGAAGCTAAGAACTATGTTGTAACGGACGTTCGTTTTCAAAATGAGGCAGTCATGATCAAGCAAGCCAGTGGCCATTTATGGCGTGTTGAACGTCAAGGTGTAGGTCCTGTAAACAATCATGTATCAGAACACGACTTAGATAACTGGGAGTTTGATAGCTTCTTACATAACAACGGAAGTATAGAAGACTTAAAGTTTGCTGTTAAAACTAGATTGATGCAACACGTCTAATGTGGTCCTGGGTATTAGCTATCGTTGGAGTAACTGGCATCTTTACTGTTGGCACTAAAAACCACTTTGGGTGGTATGTACTTCTTGTTAATGAATGTCTTTGGACTATCTATGCAATTAGTACCCATCAATATGGGTTTATATTTGCATCAATAGCTTATTCAATTGTCTATATACGATCAGCCTTACACTGGAGAAAAAGTAAGTGAGTTTTACAGGAACACTTTTACCTTATCAAGTTGAGGCGGTAGAGGCTATGGTAGACCGAAAGAAGATGCTTGTAGCCTATGACCTTGGCCTGGGTAAAACTGTTCTTACTATTGCTGCTATTGAGCAGTTAAAAGACCTTGAAGAAATAAAAGAACCTGGTATCGTAATCTGCTTATCCTCATTGAAGTATCAGTGGGCTGAACAGATTAAGAGGTTTACAGATGGATCCGCATTCCCTGTGGTTATTGATGGAACAAAGAAACAAAGAGAGGGACAATACATTGAAGCTCTCGATTGGGGACACTCCCAAGTTGACTACGTTATTATCAACTATGAGCAAGCTGTTAATGACTGGGAATGGGTTTCAAAACTCTCCCGTGGATTCGTCATCTGTGACGAAGCCACAGCTATAAAATCTTTTCGTTCTAAACGTTCTAAGCATGTTAAAGATTTAAAGAGTGATGTAAAGTTTGCTTTAACCGGTACCCCTATCGAGAACGGTAAGCCCGAAGAGCTATACAGCATTATGCAGTTTGTTGATAATAAGGTTCTTGGTCGCTTTGACTTATTTGATAAAACTTTTATTGTACGTAATCAGTTTGGTGGAGTAGAGCGCTATCGTAATCTACCCACTCTAGCCAAGACTATGGCCACTGCCTCAGTAAGAAAACGCCAACAAGATCCAGACGTGGCCCCTTATTTGCCAGATACAATCTTTGCCGAGCCTATTCTTGTGGAGTTTGATAGTGCTGGGGCTAGGCTGTACAACCAAATTGCAAGAGAACTTCTTACCGATTTGGATGAAGCCGTTGATTCATTTGGTTCCGGATTTGATCTGTTCTCTCATTATGCAGGAGAAAAGACTAATGATGTCATGGATGCTCTTAAGGGCAAAGTAATGTCAAAGCTTACCGCACTACGTATGTTGTCGGACCACCCAGAACTTCTTAAACATTCTACAACTAGTTCAGGTTATGTAGGAGAATTAGAAGAGCGTGGGTTATTAGAAAAGCTAATTAAGCACCCTAAACTTTCTACTCTTAAAACTTATGTAGATGAATTTCTAGACCAAAATGATGACAATAAAGTTGTTATCTTTACTAGTTATGTACATATGGTTTGGTTGATTCAAGAACACCTAGGATACATGTCAGCAAAATATACTGGAGAGATGGATGCAAAACAAAAAGAAGAGTCTAAGGTTTGGTTTCAAACCGATCCAGATTGTCGCATACTTGTTTCTAGTGACGCCGGTGGCTATGGCGTGGATCTGCCTCAGGCTAACCTACTTATTAATTACGACCTTCCGTGGAATGCTGGACTGGCTCTCCAACGTAATGGCCGAATTCGTAGAGCATCTTCGACATGGCCTTCTATAGTCATTCAGGACTTTATAATGGGGGGATCTATTGAGGAACGCCAACACGCTATGTTGGTACAAAAGATGTCTGTGGCTAATGCCATCATTGATGGTGAAGGTATCAATGACGCAGGCGGAGTTAATCTAACTGTGGGCACACTTAGGGCTTTTTTAGAAAACGTTTCGGTCTAGAATTATGACACTATGCCAAATGCACCTAAGACCCCGACCCGTACCATCCGGGTATCAGATGAGCTATGGTCCGCTGTAAAGGACAAGGCTCTAGAAGATGGCCGTACCGTTACGGATGTAATTATTGCTGCTCTAAAGGAGTATGTCGCTACCGACTTGCATGAGTAAAAACCCTATGCTATAGTATTTAATAGGGGGGTAAAAATGCCAAAAGTTATTGAACGTGAGTTACCAAAAGAGTCTAATGGCTTGACCAAAAAGGTCCGCCATTTTCTATCATTAAAGGGTCGTATTACTGACCTAACAGCTGAACAGAACACCATTAAAAAGGAACTCTCAGACCTAGTTGATGCTGAGGGTACTCCTGATGAGAAGGGCCATTTATGGTTCTCGCTACCCGAAGAGGTAGATGGTGTTATCAGTCTTAAGCGTGAACGTCGTGTTTCACAAAGTCTCGATGAAGAAGTAGCACAAAACATTTTAAAGCAAAAGGGTCTTACTGACCGTTGCTATAAAATGATTCCAGTACTAGATGAAGCAGAAGTTATGGCTTGTCTATATGAAGACCTTCTCACAGAAGAAGAAATTGATTCCATGTTTCCTAAGAGCGTTAGCTACGCTTTTATACCTAGTAAGTCTTAGAGGGTGATTATGAATAATGTCGTTTTGCAATTGCTAATGTCTTATCAAGAGACTTTAATTTCTTTGTTGCTTTCTTTAACTGGGTTCCTAGGGCTCTAAATGGCAGAAGATACAATAGATGAGTTCTTTCAAGACTTGGATGAATACTATCCAGGTTCTAAAAGAAAACGCCGTCCTATTGATCCTAAGGCTAAGAAACCTAGACAAGTAAAAGAAGAAAGATCCTGGGACTCAGAGCCTCAGGTGAAAACACTACCTAATGGAAATGTGGTAGAATTATTTAGTGCAGGGGCTTTTGCTCTCGCACTAGGAAGACCGTTAGTAACTATACGGCTTTGGGAACGAAAAGGGTATATACCACGTGCACCCTATCGCTTGAAGTCAATTATTGTTGATGGTGTAAAGAAGCCAGGATGGCGGATGTACAGCAGGGCAATTGTAGAAACTACTATAAAGTCTTTTGAATCTAGAGGCCTCATAGAGGCTCCTAGAATTGATTGGAATAGATATCCAGATCTATCAATGGAATTGATGGAAGCTTGGAAATCTATTCACGATCAAGAAACAAATTAATACTATGACCAATGATCCAATGACCTATGAAAGAAGAAATAATGTCTACATCACTACGTGTAAATAAGTCCGAAGTTCCAAACGTTGATTCATATGCTTCAACATCTACAGACGTTCTTGATGAACAAGAACTCTTTGTAGAGGAAGACGAAGACACTACAACATCTAACTCCTCAGTTATCCAGCAAGGTTGGGCAGCCGCTAAGAAGGCTGTAGCAAGTTCTAGCAAGGGATACGCAACAGATTTTAAGTTTGACGAGGATGTTCAATTAATTAAGTTTATCTCTGATGAACCAATCATCTTTAAACAACACTGGATTAATCGTCCAGGTAAGAAATCATTTATCAGTACTGGTGAAAACGATCCGCTAATTGCAGTGGGTAGTGTTCCATCACAAAAGTTTGCCTTTACTGTTCTTAACCTCTCTGATGAGGAACCACAACTCCAACTAATGATCGTAGGGGTACGACTCTGCGGACAAATTGAGAAGCTTGCTTCTGATAAGAAGACAGCACCTCTCAATCGTTCAGACATGTACTATGCAGTAAGTAAGACTGGCCAGGGCACCAAGACTTCTTACTCCATCGTTCCTGTTAAAGAGCGTGACCTCGCTGAAGAATGGGATATTGATCCTGTTGCAGCTGCTGAGCTAATCAAAACAATGAAAGCGTTTGGACCTGAAGCACTCCATACTTCAACCAATGCTGAGCTTGCCGAGATCGCTCGTGAAATTGCATCTAGCAACTAAATAATCCCATAACAATGTTGGGGGCTCCGGTTTTTAACCTCCTTTCTACGGAGCCCTCAACCTTAACTTCAGGAGAGCAATGAACGTTATTACAACAGAGGAACAACTAGTAGATCTAGTTGCAGCGTACAACGCTGTTGATGCCTTCTGCTTTGACGTAGAAACAATGGGGGATCACAGAGGGGATCCACGACAGAATCAAGTCGTGTGGATTGCAATGGCAACATATGACCGTGTAGATGTTATTCCTATGGGTCACCCTAATGGAGACTACATCCGCACAGAATACCCTCTACTGCCATCTGCACAAGATAGAATTATAAAAGGTTTACCATTACGTCCTGTTGATTACAGCAAAGATGAGCGCAAGGCTGTTAAGATATTTGGACCAGCACCTGAACAGTTGACTGCTGGTGAGGTGTTTAAAGCATTAAAGCCATTGTTTGCTAGTAACAAGGTAAAGATCGGCCACAACCTTAAGTTTGATTTACAAAGTGTAACTAAGTATCTTGGTAAACTTCCCGCACAGCCATATGCTTGTACCCTAAATTCTGCTTTTATTATAAACTCTCAAAACTATCGTTCTCTTGGCCTAGATGATTGTTTAAAGCGTGAGTTTGATTACGATATGGTCAAGGGTGTTGGCAAAGAGATTGAAAAACATTCTTTTGATGAGGTCGCAACCTACGCCGCTTTGGATGCTGAATGGACCTGGAAGCTTTGGGACAAGTACTCTAAGAAGCTTGATAAAGATAATCTACGTGGCATTTTTAATCTAGAAATGGATGTACTAGAAGTAATCTGTAACATGGAACTTCGTGGTGCAGACATTGATGTAAAGAGCTTGAGGCTTCTTAAAGACGATCTTGAACTTCAGTTAGAGACAACCAAAGCCGATATCTATAGTCTTGCCAGTAAAGCTTTCAACATTAACAGCGTACCTGAAAAGCAAAGACTACTATTCACCTCTAAGAAAGAGGGAGGAAGAGGGTTG